TACTACATGTTGCATTACCTTGAATGTAATACGTCTGATCAGGATCAGTTATGACATGGAACTGAATACATGTTGCAGCAGAAATAGCCTCTCCCGGCCAATACCGTGAGAACTTTTGACTACCATCAGTGTCAACATAATTACAACCCATGAATACACCCGAAGGTTTCAGAGTTGCAGTTATACTTTCAGCAATGGTGCCACCTGCATCAATAAGTATCAAGTCACCAGTATACAGTTTCTTAGGAGCACGAGCTATATCAGTAGGTGAAATAAGAGTAGTTGATCCACCAGTATTATAGTTCATCCCCTTTTTCCGAGCAGGAAGGAAGCCACGTAACGCTCGTGTACTTGACATAATAATTCTCCTTCCAGTATTTTAGGACTACTCCTGAAATGATGGAGCACGTCCTTTAAATGTTCTCGATTTGCTATTATTGGTAATCGGCATCCGAGAATTAGAGTGTCTCATCAATTGTGAATTAACAGCCTCCAACATCTCATTTGCTTTATTCCGATAATGCTTTTGTTTAGCCTCTAGCTTAACAGTAGGAATTTTTCCTAATGCAATGTCTCCACGACTGACAACTCCAGCATAGCGGCCTTCCTCTCTCACGACAGAAGTTGCTCCCATTTCAGGAACTTCATCAGGTTCTACAAATTCCCATCCTTGCTGTTGTTTCTTACCAATTTCTTGATAATCATCCTGACCATTTAGAAGGATTCTTAACCAGCCCAAAGACATGTTCTGTTGATGGAATCTTTCTTCAACTGCACGAGGTATGTGAGTTGCATTTGGCTCTTCAAAGACGTACTCTGTTTCTTCTCTGGTTTCATTTTCCCTTGATTGAGAATTACGTGATTCTTCAATACGTGTCATAATTTCTCCTCCACGTTACAGTTTAATTGCTGTGTATTCACCATCGGCATTCTCTACCTTTAGCTTTTCAGCAGCATATTGTTCAAGTGGTATACCCCAATTTTGAGCAAGCCGTACATCTTCTTTCGTCAGCTTTACTTTACCGGGATTTGGAGTGGAACGTGACGCTCCAGCTACCACTTGAGCAGGTTTAGACGGTTGTTCCTGCACCGAGTTTTGATTGACAGAATTGTTAAATTTTTGTGGAAATGCTTCCTTAATCCTGTTATCAATTTCATTATAAAATTCTGGATCATTTGGATTAAACCCTTCTTCTTTTAATTCTGCATCCACGGCTAATGCAGCAGCAGTCATTACTCTATCTTTACCGAACCAATCATTACTTTGTGACCATTCAACGGCCCGTGGATCTGCAATATTTTGCTGTTGCTGTTGTGGAGCAACTTGTTGAGGTTGAGCTACTTGAGTATTATCCAGTTCAACTTTAGCTACACTAAGAGATTTTATATCGGTCTGGGCATCATTTAAAAATTCTTGAGCCTGTAATATTTTTCCTGCATCTCCATCTTCATGTGCAGATTTATAAGCTGCTCTTGCTAATTCCAACTTATCATTAAGTTGTTTTTCATTTGCATCCAAATGCATCTTACTGATATTAGTAAATTCCTGTTCCCTATTAGTTAGTTTTCCAACCAGTTCTTCATTCTTATGAACTAATTGTTGAATATGCTCATCACGATCTTTTCTTTGTTTTATTAATTGTCGGATTCGTTTCTGAGCACCTTTTGTTTCAATACCTTCTAATTCTTTTGGCTTCTCTTCTTCCTTTACTTCTTTAGTATCGGAAGGAGCTTCAGCTTTAACCTCTTCTTCTTCTACCTCAAATTCTACTTTATTATCTTTACTATCTGAAGTCACAGTTTCGACTTCAGTCCATTTTTCTTTATCAGCCATTTTAATTCCTTTCGCTGCTCACGAAGCATACGGTTTTACGTAAGTACTTTATTATACTATAAATTATACATATGTGCAAGTATTATGATCCAGATGTCAAATTAAATGTAGGATCTAGATCTTTTGGATGTTCCACTCTACATATTACCTGATCATCAAATAATAATATTAATCGTACCGATTTATAGAATAACTTCTGACCAGCATGTTTAGCATAACAAACAAAGTCTCCTTCTCTACACCATGCTCCATTGGGGAATTTTACCTCATCTTGATAAGCTAAATCTCCAATTGATATAACCTTTCCTACTGTAGTAAGATAGGCCATATCATCTCTGGTAGAATCTGGAAGTACAATACCTCCCTTTGTTACACCTTTTATACTTACTGGTCTTACCAGAATATGATATCCCGGTAACTCTGGTAAAGGACTAGGATCTTTGATCTCGTCCTCTGTAATCCACATATCATTCTTCATTGCTTTTCCTAGTTGTACTTGTTGCATTTACTCCTCTTCGTCATACATTCGTTTTTTTAAAGTGGTTGTAAAAACTTCACGGCTCCATTCAATACCTTGAATGTGACCTACAAGCTCCCGGTAATGAGAATAACTTTCAGCATTACCATTGGCTACAATATTTTTTAATCGTAGTAATTCAGTATTATATTCCTTTACTACTTCATCCCAAATTTCCATTATGTTATTACCATTATTAGTATAATAATACCAAGAACACTAAGAATAATCCAAGATGACATATCAAGATCTGCTATAACTTTCTTAAATAGCTTCATGCTCGTACTGGCTTTGGATATTTCCATCCAGAATCTGGACGTTCATTTAGAACACCTTTTCGTGCTCGTGCTCCAGTTCCACCATCGTCAATAGAACGATTGGTATAGTTACCATAAAGATCTTTAACTTTACCGGGAACATGTTCTGGATAACCATTTGTAATACCACGATCATCGTTTCTTACATGAGTTGGATATCCATTTGTTTTACCCTTTATATCATTAGGGTAGTGTACTCCTCCATATTTAGGCATTGTTATCTCCTTGTTTATTTGATAGTTGCATCTGTGTCATTAATTCAGCTAATTTAATATCTTTTTCTTTTTCGATATCAGCGGCCTTTTCAAGCATTCGTCCTTTTAAATTCTTTTCAGCCATTTGTGTTTTTTGTTCTTCCACTGATAGCTTAGCCAATACTTCAAGTGATTTTAATGTTTCTTTACTTACTCTATCAAGTTCAGACTTTTCTTTTTTCATAAGAGCAGATTGCCCTTCAGCAGCAGCCTCCTTGAGAAGCTTAACCTGTTCTAATTTCAGTTTCTGTGCATCCAAGGCAGCTTCTGCTGTATTACTGGCAGCATCCAATTGTAATTTCTGCTGTTGAAGTTCAACCTTTTTCTGTTCAAGAGCAACTAATTGTTGTTCTGGAGACTGAACCATACCCATAGCCTGATTTGCATTCAGTACCTGTTGTGCAGCTTCGGCCATTATTGCTTCTGCAATCTGTGGATTCTGTGGACCAACTTGCTCCATCCCTGCTTTTGTAAGCCCATTGATTTGTTCCTGATATTTTAGAATCATATGTTCCTGAACATTTGCTTCCAACACAGGTTTAATTCTTTGCATAATCGGATTTCCTCCATTTAAAGGATCTTGAAGAAATGCCATCTTAACCTGAACATGAGCATCATGATTCTGACCGGGGAAAGCTCCAATAGGCATTCCTTTTGTTGCAGCCATTATATCTGATACGGGATCAAGAGGTTGTGGTTTTTGTTTTGGTGGAAGTATCTCTTCCAAATTAGGCATGTTAGCTGCATTAAGAATTGTTCTACTTAATGCTTCCAAGTTAAACATACCGGGAGGGGATTGCTGGGCCATTTGCATAGCCATTTGTGCAATCATAAGACGGTGAGCATTGGATGGAATATTTGGATCACTGACGGGAATCACGTCCACTCTTCCATCAAAATCGGATTTATAGATGCTCCGACTTTCGTATGGCACATCGTACGGATATTCACTTGGGAGATAATCATAGTCGATTCTTGCCAAGATCCTAAATTCATCTCGTTGAGATTTGTGTAATCTCTTATGAATTGCAGAGAAGAATTTACTGGAGGCTTCCAGTAGTGCCATTGTTGTACCTACAGGACCATAAGAAGATGCTTCCGATACCATTTGTTCTGTACTGTCGGCAAACTTCTGTCCTGCCTGAGTTATAAAACCCAACATCTGAAACAAGGTTTGAGAAGGCTCTTTATAAGGAAGAGGAACGATAGCCTTTGCCAAGTCCATGCCTGTAGATTCAACTTCTTTAAACTCACCGGGGCTGATAGGATCATTGTCTCCAACCATCCTGACACCTTTTGCCTTAAACCCTCCCGGCAGATTTGCAAATTGACCTGCATCAATGAGACTTCTCATTGCTGCTGTTGCACTCATAGTTAGATTTCCTAGAAAGTGCATTAAGCCAAGGCCGTAGAAACCAAACCCCGGTACGAATCTATAATGGACAAAGTGACTTATCTTTTCTTTATTCGGATCATCAGGTTTATAGTTTCTACGGATACATAAAACATTTTTGGATTGTTCTTCTATTGTTACGATATAGGGAAGGGCAATTCCCTCTTCTGCATTAGGTTCGTCTATCTCTAAATAACAATGCTGTTCCAATAGAACATATTGTGGATCAGTATCCTGTGTTGGAGAGAACCCTAATATTGTATCCATCTTGGATGCAAATGCAGTGGGTTGTGGATTTGTTGCCGTTGGTAATTCCGTATTGGAATATATACCAGAACGAATATCTTTTGCCATATCAATCGGACTACGATAAATTACATGTGTATATCTATCAGCTTTACGTAAGTTGCTGGCATAGTAAGATACGTAAAATTGATCAATAGGTACAAATTCTGCTACGGGTCGTTTCAGATTTGCATCGTAATATAATTTCTTGAATGCAGAACCTATTAATGGTAGATGAAAGAGCATCTTTTCAAATTCGTCAAAGTACTCTGGCATCTGCTCCGTAAGCTGATAGTTCATAAAGTTCTTGACACGATTGGCTTGCATCTCACGTTCGTGTGTGGACTTACCAAGTATCTGTGTCTTTACCGGACCTGCCGATGGAAAGAGTTCCTGTGATGCTTTACTCTGGAATTTAACTGCTGATTCTACCAGAAGTGGATGGACTGCACTACATGCACCTTCAAATGGTTCGGATGATTCCTGTATCTTTAATCCAAGTAAATCGAATCCACGTTCAAACATGGACTCCCATTCCTGTCGGGAGTTCTTATCTGCATCATAACTATTATATACAGTTGAAGATATCTCACCTAATGTTTCATCATCCAATGTTTCAGCTAAATTAACATACCATTCTTTTACAGGAGCTTCTGCTTCCATTACAACCGTACTGGCAAAATCAACTATTACCCCACCATCAGGCTCTACTTCAAATGTTGCTTCCCGTTCCTCATCTACTGGAACAGGATTCATTGGAACTACATTTGTAATTTCCTGTGGTATTTGTTCAAATGGATTTCGTTCTGTTGCCATATTTATTCCCGTTTATATTTTAAAATTGTGGTCTTATAAGTGGATAAGGAGGAACAATATCAGATCCTACTCCTGCTGGACTAGGTTGATACATTGCTGCTGCTGCACCTA